TTTACCACCACTTGTTGTCCAAGGGTCTCCAAACATTACTCCAAGTTTTTGTCTTAATTGATTAGTAAATACCAATGCGACTTTCTCTCTACCGATAAGTTGAGTGATTTTTCTCATTGCTTTTGATATGATAATTGCTTTTGATGTAGCGTATCCGTCTTTATCAAAGTCCGCATCCATTTCAACTTTTGTTGAAGCTGCAGCTAATGAATCAACCAAGATTGTAACACATCTATCTTTATCTGATTCTCTAACTTTGGTTACGATTTCTTCAATAGCTTCGAAGATTTCTTCTACGGTTTCTAAATGTAAGTATAACATTTTACCTAAGTCTAAACCGATTACTTCCATAAACTCTTGACTGACTGAAGTTTCAGTATCAATATAAACTGCTACTCCACCTTTCTTTTGAGTTTCTGCAAGTATGTGGGCACCAAGTAATGATTTACCACTACTTTCTAAACCATTGATTTCTGTTATACGACCGACTGCGATACCACCATTTGGTCTATTAGATATAGCCAAGTCCAATGTTGAAGAACCCGTTGAAATGAATTCTTTAATATCTGTTGGTGTGGCATCGCTTCCGTCTAAGAAATATGCTACTTTGTTCGTGTCCTTGAATTTTTTATTCAAAGAGTCGGCTAATGTATTAGCCAATACATCATTTACTGACATAGTAGTCTCCTAATTTATGAATTGAATAGTTCGTCAAAAGCTTCTGATGTGTCTTTTACTTTTTTAGTTTCCATAGTAGAAGTAGAAGTTTCAGTTGCTTGTTGTGGTGTTGATTCTGTTGAAGAATCTTCACTTGGGTTTAACCATTCATTCAAAACATTAGTCAAGTCTTCATAAGATTGTTCTTGATAGATGTCACGAATGTCCTTTTGAGATGACTTTACTTTTTCAAGTATAGTTGGGTCATCTGAAATAGGTGTTTGATTAGGTTTTACTCTAATCTTTGTTGTAGGGAAACTCGCACCACTTTCCTCTGCTGAAATAAATTCAACAACTACATCACGACCATTAACTGGGTCTGTAATATCTCCGTAGTCTGGGTCTGCGATGATTGAAAGAAGTTCTTGGTAAACCGTTTTACCAAATCCCCAAAATCTAACACCTTGTGATTCTTCACCTCTAACGATAACTGGTGCAAAGGTTCTCATCTTTGCTTCCAATTTTTTAGATAATTGATAATCTTCTTTATTACCACTACCTTTGAGTTTTTGAGCGAACTCTTCAATTGGGTCTGGACGACCAAAACTGATTGGTGATAAATAAGAACGATTGTTCAGATTATAGTGAAAGAATAATTCAATGAAAGGATTATCTTTATTGAATTCATAAGGCACTACACGAATTTGGGTTTTACCTGGTTGTGGTTTCCATAAACTTGATGTGCGATTGTTTGTGGTCTGTAATTGACCGAGACGTTTGCGAATTGCATTTAAGTCCATTTTGTATCTCCTATTTAGTATTTTTCATTATTTAATATTCACTTTTGGTGAAACCTTTATTTACATATATAAATAGTATGTTCATTAGTAAAAATGTAATTTATTTTAAAAAAAAGCCCCATTGTTTTTAAAGTTTGTATAAAAGGTGGAAACTAAAAATCGTTGGGGCTTTAAATTTTTGGAATATGTTGGGGATGTGAGATTAATGATTACTCACAATTTCCGTCTTGGATTTTTTTAACTCTAAACTTTATATCTATCAGTTACGATAGTTCATCTCAAGGTGGTTATTCCTCATTGATGTGAATACAACTTCTATATAAATGCTTTATCTCTCCAAGTGTAGATTATTCAGCCATTAAGTAGGATTTCAGTTTTACCCTTACCTACAATAGAGTCATAAGAATCATCTTATGTTTTTTACGGAAATACATTAGACAATATCTGTCGATATAGATAATTAGAATATCTACCAATTATCAAGTCACCACAACTTTGTCTTAGATTGCGATATGGGCTTCAAATGTCTACCCATTATTCTGCCAATCCCATAGAAACACCCGTCGGTGTGTCTACTTTCCAATTCCAAATTGTCAAAAAACTAATACTAAACTAACTTAGTATATTTATATATATTAAGTAAAAATCTCAAAATGTATTTTTTTTGAGATTTTTTTTAATTTTCTCTTTCTGTCCAAGAAACAACTTCAGAAACTTTGTTTTCTATTTCAGCTTTCTTTTCAAAAAAGTCTTTAAAATCTGCCCACTTCTTTGTATTTGCAAGTCTGGTAGATTTATTAGCCATAGTTTGTAATTTCTTAGATGTTAATTTACTCTTTAATAGGGAATTCCTAAGTGCTTCCACATCAAGAGTCATTGTCATCTTTTCGTTATGTCCTTTTACTTGTCCAACTACTTTTAATACCATACCCATAGTTGAAACTCCTTTCATTAAATTAAAAAATAAAAAATTAAAATCTTTGGTAGTTATCTCATCACCCCTTGACACCCGATTGGCAAAGAACCCCAAGTCAAGTTTCCAAGACCAGTATCTAATTCAATGTCAATCCAACCGGCATATCGGAAACAAACCACACTAAGTTTCCAAAGTGATTTGTTTGTTTTGTTTACCTAACCACCTGTCTTATCGTCGTTAACATCGCCCCTCTTGGACACGATAAGATTTTCGTGATGAATTTACTACCTAATTGTCAAAAAACTTACACTATAATATACAAAGGAAAAATGAAAAAGTCAAGAACTTTTTTATTTTTTTTTTCAAATGAGAACCCACACCACACCTCGCCTAACTCCGAAGAGTCGTTCGTCTCATTGCGAACCTTGTTTAATTATCAAATAACTTACACTATAATATAGTAATAAATTATGACAATGTCAAGTGTTTTTTTTTATTTTTTCCAAGAAGTTGTATCTACGATTTGGTAGATTTTGGTAGGGATTTTTTGTAATCCCATTTCGTTTGTTAATAACAATGTATTGCTGAACTCGTTCCAATCCACCATATATGATTTGTCTAACACACCACCATTTTTTTCTCTAATGACTTCGTTTAATGCGTTGATTGTATACAATGTATTAGATTGTTTTTTTCTGTGAAGTGATATAGTATCAATGATACTTTCTTCGTAGTCGTATTTATACTCAATGTTATATGTGCAGATTAATTGTCCTAAATCATTTTCATTTTGAAACACATATACTTTTTCATACAAAACATCATTACAAGTGATGATGATATCTAAGGTATCGTTTAATCTTGGTTTAGAAGTAAAGGTGCATAGTAATTGAGTTTTCATTATGACTTCCTTTGACCAGATTTTCTTTTTGAGTATTTCTTTTTAATACAACTTATTAAGTCATCACCTAAACCACCTGCTATTTTTTTAGCATCACCGGCACTTCTCCAAGTATCTTCTGCTAATGAATTAGTTTTTTCTCCGTCTTTACCTCTAATGTTAACTGCGTTTGTATCGGCATCAATTTTAAGATTCTTCTCTAAATGTTCTTGTAAACCTTTTCTCCACTCTTTGTTAGGTGGATTTGATTCCTCTGGATAACCTGAAAGTTCAGCGAGACAACTTCTAAATTCTGCAGGTTTTAAATTATAACCACCTATGTTAATACTTTTCTTTCCGTCTAAATTATCTATATAAGTATCCCAATGCATACCTGTCATAAATGACTTTACATAACCCCTGACGTGTGGGCCGTTTTCTGGTTCACCTGTAATTTCATTAGTTTCTGGTGGATTTTTTTCGTGATATTTTTCATCTGCTTCAAGGGCTGAACTAACAACCTTTTCGTGTGCTCGTTCCATAGCAGTTTTATAATTAGTATTTAATTTACCTGCTTGTTGTAAATTTTCACTTTCTCTAATTTGTTTTAATTCCTCTGCGGTATAAACCCCATCACTTCTTTCTTCTATTTCTTTGTAAATATCCTCATCTGACATATCTGGATTTTGTTTTTTAATATCTTCAAATCTATCATTTACCTCATTATAAATCTGTCCTACTTTATTAAGGAACTTTCCGTGTGTTCCCCAACTTCCCTCTCCACTTTTATTTACTTCTTGTATGGCGACTAAAACTTGTTCATCAGAATATTCTCCCTCTGGTGTGTCAGGATAAAGTTCTTTCAGTTTGGATTGTGTTTTTTTATGGTTTTTAGCACCCTCAAAATATGAATCCTCGTTTTGAAATACTGACCTTGCT